CTCGCTCCGGCAGGCGATCGACACGGCATTCGCCGGGCTTGAGTCGATCGGAACAAGCATGCCTCCAAACGATTTCGTGGAGGCCAACAAGCACTTTGAACTCAAACCGGCTGCGCCGCAGAAGCCCGCAGAGTTTCGCGTTGAGCAGATTGGGCAGACTCTCACGGCTGAGCAGCTGGAGGAGGTCTGGGCTGCGACGCGTGCACGGCAGCAGGAAATGCTTGATCGGATAAAGGGCGACCAGGTGCACGAGACGACCGACGAGCCGGAGCAGTTTGACCGGGTGGTTTTCGCGGAGGAGTCACCTCGCGATGAAAAGCCGTTCCGGCTCATCGGCATTACCGGCCGTGCGGGGTCCGGGAAAAACACCGTGGCCTCCATGATCCCCGGCGCTGTGGTGCTGCAACTGGCGGACCCGCTCTACGCATCCCTGTCGGTGATGACCGGAATTCCGGAAGTGTTGCTCCGCAATCGCGAATTCAAGGAACGCGAAATCCCTTGGCTCGGGAAGACCGTTCGGCAAATGCTGCAGACGCTCGGGACGGAATGGGGTCGCGAGCATGTGTGCAGCGACATTTGGGTCAAGATGCTTGAACGGCGAATCGAAACGCTGGCACACGAAGGCGTGAAGACGATTGCCGTGGCGGACGTGCGGTTTGAGAACGAGGCAGCGGTGATTCGCGGTTTCAATGGCGGCGAGGTTTGGCACGTCCGCAGGCCCAGCCGAGACGCCTCGGCCGTTGAGCATCAAAGTGAGGCTGGCATCGCTTTCCGCTCAGAATTTGACGCCATGCTTGTGAACGACGGTTCGATTGAATCGCTCCACCTCAAGGTGCAAGCGGCTTTCACGCTCGAGGCGGAATTCGCCTGAGCATTCCCATCCGACAGCCGCGGAACTGCACGCCAATGGCCGGAACTGAACATTCGTACAATGGAGGTAGGAGAAAAAGTGCCGTGATTCAGCGTGCTCGAATCCACGAAACGCTGTTTCGGCACTCGCCAAAAGGGCGCGAGCCGCTGGCACCTCCAGGCGAAGGCGGCGAACACGTGCACTACCAACCGCTCAAGCGGAGCGGACTCGGTTGCATCACAAGCACAAAACATCCGACATGCACTTTCTGGGAGCTGCTGGCGTGGCGGCTTTCTGGGGAAGGCGACACATCGCGTGCTGCTGTGCCTGGCTGTACCGCCTCGCAGGCAAAGCAACTATTCGAAGAAGGAATGCTGTCGTGAGCGACAAAGCAGACATCGCCGTGACGGTTGCGGCGTTCATCGCAAAAGCTCGCGAGGCCGCCAAGGGCGGCTTGACGGTAGCAGAGTTTTGGCGGCTCCTGCTTGACCTTGTGGCGTTGGTGGTCGGGCTTGCGGAAAGCGTTTCCGCTCAGGGCACCGACAAAAAGCAGTGGGTTGTCGATGCCGCTGCCAACCTATTCGACGCCGTGGCCGACAAGGCCGTTCCGCTTGCGGCCAAACCTGCTTGGCTTGTCCTCCGCCCAATCGCCCGTGCCGTTGTGCTTGCGGCGGCAGGCGGTGCCGTCGAATCCATTCTCCCGCTCGTCCGAAAGGCTTCTGCATGACATACGTCATTTTCCTTGCAATCGCTGCCGTTTTGCTCGTCTGCCCGTGGATCCTCACCCGGATCATCGACATCGTCGGGCACGGCGATCTCCCGATTCATGCGGCCCCCAAGCCTTCCGGCCCCAGTTTCGAAAACGCCATCTCCGACGTGGCGATCGTCCAAAAGCGGCTTCGCGACACGAAGCAGCTCGACGACAAGGCCAAAGCCGCCATCGAAACCCTTGTGCAGGCCCTTGTAGCGGGGAGCGACCAATGATTCTGTCAAACGCCCGTTACCTGATCGCGGCCGCATGCGTCGTCGCTGGCGTCGTTTCTTGGTTTTCCGAGCGAGACCGCAGCCCGACGCCAGCCCCGCCGGAGCCGGAATCGTTCAGCCTCCGCGGGAAGTTTGTCGGCCCGTCGGCGGCCGACGACGCCGCCTGCCTCTTCGGCCTCACGTCTTCGCTCGCCGACATTCTTGAGTGGGACGGAATGCAGGCGAATCCACGGATCGTAACCGGCGTCCAGGTCGACGACCTCCGCCGCGCGGCTCGCGAAATGCGGCTCCGCGGCGAGTCGATCGGCGACCGGCAGCCAGCGGTGCGGGAGGCCGTGCACAAGTATCTCGACGAAAACGCAGGGACTTCGGGCGGCCCGATCGGCCCGCAAGAGCGTTCGGCGTGGGTTGCGGCGTTTCGCGAAATCGGGAGGGCTGCTGCCGATGTCGCAAGGTAAGGCGTGGAGCTGGTCCGGCTTGGCGTTCGTGATCGTCTCGGCTTTTGTCGGGGCGCTGGTCTACCGCTACACCAACAAAGTGGCCGCACACATCGAAGGGAATTTCGGCTACGTGCCGGACCCAGCGGCCACGCGTGAGTTTCTGCGGCAGCTGGAAAAGCCGACATTCCGGCAGGCAGGTGCCGATGTCATCGCGGGTGCGAAGGGCCAAGACGCCTACCTGTACCGCTACGCCGATCGTGCCCACAAGGCTGTTTACGGAACGCCATTCGGCCCGTGGAACCAAGGGCAGGCGGGAACGTGCGTTTCGTTTGGCTGGGCTATGGGGAGCTATATCGGCCAATGCGTCGACTGGTCGACCGGCCAACTGCCGCATCCGCCGCTTGAGGTGGCGACGGAGCCGATTTACGGCGGCAGCAGGACAGAGGGCCGTTTGCCGCCGGTGAGTTTCGCGGGCTTTTCTGATGGGTCATACGGGGCGGCCGCTGCCCGTTGGGTTTCTGGCCTCAAGAATGGCCATGGCGGGATCCTGTACAGGCAGAAATACGACGGAGCGGATTTAACGACATACTCGATTCCGTTGTCACGCCAGTGGGGCGCGTACGGCGTGCCCGGCCAAATCGCGAAAGAAGCAAACGCACACACAGCCAAGGCGGTTGCATTGATTGAGACATGGCAGGGGCTTTGCGCGGCCATCGAGTCGGGCATGCCGGTGCCGATTTGTTCCAACGTCGGCTTTGCCAACCAGGATCGCGACGCCGACGGATTCGTCCGCCGAAGCGGCAGTTGGGGGCACTGCATGGTCGTGATTGCGGTCAAGTACGCAAAAAACAGCGGCACCAACGGCGAGCCGAAGATGGAGAATCCACGCGACGGCGTGCTCGTGCTGAACAGCTGGGGACCAAACTGGATTAAGGGCGGAAAGCACCCTTCGGACCAGCCCGACGGCTCCTTCTGGATCACGCGTGCCGACGCTGAGGCGATTCTTTCGCAGGGCGATTCGTTCGTCATCGGCGGTAACGGGTTCCGGTATCGGGATCTCAATAACGGCGAGTGGCTGGCACCTGTGCCGGTCGAGTCTTTGTCCCGGAAGGCAGACGGCGAAGCCGCCTCCTTCCAATTAGGCCTCTAGGTGTGAAATGAAATTCGACAAGAACGTGCTGATTGTGGTCGTCGCGCTGGCAGCCGCCGGGCTGTTTGCGTCAACGCTCCCCCCCGCCCGGCCGTCCAAGCCCAACAGGCCGGTACTGACGTTCCTGGCTCGGGCGGCCAAGGTGGGCCTGTGGTTCCTATTGGTGAAGACGCCGCCGCCGCACACGGAGAACGTCTGCGCGACCGGCGGCGACCACGACCACAGCCACCTTCGCCAGATCGACCAGCACGGCCAGGTAGTGTTGAACAATGGGGCTGGGTGGTGAACCGGGAAATCGTGATGGCTGCAATCGGCATTTTCGGCGCTGGGTTCGTCTTTGGGAGGCTGTTCCGATGACGTTCTACGAATGGCTGTTGGCGATCCTGACGACGCTGGCCGCGGAGCCTGGGGCACTGGACGCTGAGGCACCGCGCGCCGCGGCCGCCGTGGCTGCCGCCTACGCCACGTTTGCGACGGAGCCTGCTCCGACACCACCTCCGGCACCGAAGCCCGTAAATCCCAAGCCCGGATGTCCTGACGGCAAATGTCCTACGAAGGGAGGCGCGAGTGTTTCAGCTGCTTAGCTGGGTGATCTTCGGGGCGATCGTCGGATCGCTCGCGAAATGGTTTGACGGAGGCGAGGTCGAGGGCGGATTCGCGGCCACGCTGGCCATCGGCATCGCCGGATCGTTCGTCGGCGGCCTGATCTCGTACATGCTCAACGCTGGCACAACCGTCTACCACCCGGCCGGGCTCGTCCTGTCGATCCTTGGAGGCGTCGCCTTCCTCGCCGCCTGGCGTTGGTACGGCTCGCAGGCGAAATGAGGGCAGCCGTGGACGATCGCGAAAGAACGGCAGCGGCCGGACTCCTCGAGCAGCTGACCCCCTACGTCCGGCAGCAGTTGGGGGCGCGAGCGAAGTACGCGTCTGCGACGCGGTGCGACGAGTTGCTGCGGCTGACCATCCGCCATTGGCCGCATAACCACCTCGACGCCGCTGAAAAGATCAGCCGGAATCACAAGGCGATTGACCACGCCATGGTTTTACTGCGCGCCCAGGTTCGCGAGCAGTGGGAGGCCCGGCACGGCATCGGCCCGCTCTGGCAAATGGTTCTCGGCGGCACCGTCACGGCGATTTCGCACGTGCTGCTTAATCTTTGGTGGGCCGACGAGCGATGGCGGGAAAGCCTACGCGTCCTGTCGCGCCACATCGCCGAATAACCCGCTCTCCCGCGGGTGGCTGCGTGGAATAATAGCTCGCCGGTCTCTGGCCGGAGGTGCGGGTGAAAGCCCCGCCGCAGCCTATTTCACGATCGCCAGCACCATCTCGATTACGTCGTGGACGCTGCGGGCGAGCCGCGTGTCGGATCCAAGCTCCTGGCCAAGCCGGACCAGCACGAGAGCCTGCAGGATCGAATTCCAGTTCACGCGACGCATGGCAGGCCTTTCAGCAACTGGGCCGGGAACGACGCGACGGCAACGTCTGCCGGACTGACGATCCATTCGTAGGCGGAGCCGGTCGGATGCCGTGAGGGCGGCAACACGCTCTGTGCGGCACGGTTCCCGATCCTGATCTCAATCGAATCGGATTTCACTACCGCACTCTGCGGCAGCCACGGCTCCCAGCGAAACAATCGGTGTTCACCGCGGGCGGACCGCCATGTCGGCGTGTTGAGGTCTGTGATCCCGAAAGCGGCAAGCTGCACGAGACCCTCCTGCGAATCAAACTCAACGTCGACCACGCCGGATGCAGGCCCCAGCAACAGGCCGACGTTGGAGCGTGCGGCCAGCCACTGCTTGACGGCCTCCAAATCTCCGGTGGCCTTGGTCTGCCACGCGGCACCTAGCGGGCGTTTCTCGCCGCGGGCCAGGCGGACGAATTTGCAGCCGATTGCGGCAAGGGTTTCGAGGTCGTTCATGCTACGGCCTCCAAGGCGGCACACAGCGAAAGAAACAAGGCGGACGACATGCGAGCCTCGGCAACCCGCATGCAGGCGGAAAAGACGGCGTCGGACTCGGGGCGGAAATCGGACATCAGGCCACACATAACGT